CAAGACGCTTAGTTTCAGTAAAGGGCAAACCAAGATTCATAAAATCATCTAAGGCATTAACTTTCGTTAAGGACATACAGGCACAGGCAAAAAAAATAACACCGCTTCTTGAGAAAGACCTAGAAGCGCACATTAAAATCTATTACAGCAGTAGGAGACCGGATTTAGATGCTTCTTTGGTTTTAGATGCTTTAGAGGGCATTTGGTATAAGAACGATAGACAGTTTAAACGTTTGTTCCTAGAGAAGTTTTTGGACAAAAACAATCCAAGAGTCGAGGTTTTTGTTAGGGAAATAACAGATTGGAATGAATCGGGTTTAGGAACAGATATTTATGTTTAGATTAAATGCTATTCTAAAAAATCATTAGGTTGTTTTTTCAATAAGGATTTTTAGAAATACCTGTTCCCTCTCCCTTCCAACAAATAGGAGTATCAAAATACGAGGTATTTGACTTTCCAATATTGATTGTAGTATAAATAGGAAAACTTAACAAGTTTTCGGGTAAGACGAGTCGGCTTGTTATTTTAATGGTTAGATTGGGAAGTGGATAAAGCCAAAAGCGATGCCTAAAGACTGAACGCTATCCACCTTAAAGCGTACATTTTAAGAAAGTAGCAGTTAAATTGTGTGGTTACGCACCAACACAATGCGGATGACTGACGATTGATTCGGAGAGCATGTTGCATAAGGTAAACACCCACATTTTGTGGGAAGTTTGCCTATGCGTAAACTTCTGATCTCAACGAAAAGCATATAGGATTAAAGCATTAAGTTGAAACAACAAAAAAGGAGATATATATGAAATTAGTAAAGAATTACGCTTACGAGGGAAAGGTAATAAAGCTATCTAAAAAGGATTTAGAAAATTGGCGAAAGACTTTTAAAAATATACCCAACCTTGAAGCAGTCCTTATGGCTAGAGATACTTGGCTAACACAGGAAGCAGACAGCAAAGCAAGATCAAAATGGTTCATATCGACAGTAAATTACTTAGTAAAAGTTGATGCAAAGTTTGCGGAACAAAACAAAACGGATGAAAGCGGAAGAAAAATAGATTCAGTTGGCAATCCAGTATTCAAGAGGATGCCATAATGCAAGCAGTAGAAATAACAAAGCCTGTTTACCAAAAACTTCAAGAACAGGGAATAAATTTAAGAAACTATGACGAAGGACAACACAAAAGCGTATGTCCTCAATGTTCACCCAACAGAAAAAACAGTCGTGACCCCTGTTTAAGTGTAAATATTGACTCAGAAGGCGCAAGATGGCGATGTCATCATTGTCAATGGGAAGGCAACGCATGGAAAGAAAGTTTGCAACGCCCACCAACAATTAGAAAAACTGCGCCCAAAAAACCCCCTAAAATTCCCAACACAAAGAGCCTTAAAGGTACTTGGGGAGAGGGATTTTTTGAACAGCGAGGAATTGGCATGGAAACTGCGGAAAAATATGGTGTTGGTATTGCTTCGCACTATGTTGGCGGTAAAAGACAGGACTGTATAGCCTTTGTTTATAAGGACAGCGAGGGAGTTCCATGTAATATAAAGTTCAGAAGCGCAGATAAAAACTACGCACAGTTGCCAGATTGCGAGAGAGTTCCGTATTTGTCAGACTGTTTAAACGATGAACAAGAGGCGTTGTTGATATGCGAAGGAGAAATGGATGCGATTACTTGGAAAATATGCGATGGAATCACGGAGAACGTAATTTCTATTCCCGATGGCGCAAGCGATAGGAAAATGGAGTGGCTAACTACTTTTGATATAGAGAAGTACAAGAAAATATACCTTGCTCTTGATGCAGATGATGCCGGAATACAAT